CTGCAGGTTTGTTCGCCGATACTACTATTGCTCCTGTCATAAAGAACTATGATCACTTCTTAAGTCAGCAATCCTCCCTTGCTTCCAATTACAAGATTATTGCAAGATGCCCTGGATCAATTGCCAATGGTCTTACAGTTGTATATGCTTTTGGTGGTGGTGCGGTTGCAGCTCCATATAATTCTCTGTTCACTAATTCCACTACTGGAATCTCTTCATATTCCTCAAAATATTCTCTGAGCGATTCTCAGACTGCAGAGAAGAAAGATGAAATTCACATTGCGATCATTGATACACTGGGTCTTTTCACTGGAACACTTGGTTCTGTTCTTGAAGTATGGGATGGTCTTTCTGTTTTTAAAGATGCTAAAAAGGATGACGGTTCTTCAAACTATTATGTTGAAGTGATCAACAAGAACTCTTCATATATCTATGTGACAACTGCTGATCTTACTCCTAATTTTAAGGGTAACATGACTCGTTCACAGGCATATATCAATGCAAATAATGCATTTACCATCGTGTCTGGAACTGGCACATTCACACTTGGAACAAATGATTCACAAAATCCTAATGATGAAGGTGCCGATGGAACTGCTGCTTCATTGACCTACTTTGCAGATGCTGCAAATGTATTTTCAGATCCTGAAACAATTGATGTAAATCTTCTTTTTACTTCTTCCAACGGAACCGAAACTGGTCTTAATCCTGCAGAAACTAAATTATTGGGAATTGCCGATGCTCGTAAGGACTGCGTTGCATTTATCTCCGCTCCAACAACTGCAATCTCTACCGCTACTTCTGATGCCGACAGACTTACTGCATTAACTAATAAGTTTGCCTCTGCCACTTCAACTTCATATGCAGTGTTTGATTCAACTCCTCTGTATGTGTATAACAAGTATGCCGACAATTATCTTTATATTCCTGCCTGCGGACATATGGCAGGTCTCTGCGCCAATACTGACAACGTAGCTGAACCTTGGTTCTCTCCTGCCGGTTATAACCGCGGTAACCTTCTTGGTGTTACAAAGCTTGCATTTAATCCAAAACAAGCCGACCGTGATACCATTTACAAGTCACGTATCAATCCTATTGTTTCGTTCCCTGGTCAGGGTATTCTTCTCTTCGGTGACAAAACCGCACAGTCGAAGCCTTCCGCATTTGACCGTATCAATGTTCGCCGCCTCTTTATTACTTTGGAGAAGGCCATTTCTACCGCAGCTAAATATCAGCTGTTTGAACTTAATGATGAATTCACGCGTGCCATGTTCCGTAACATGGTTGAACCTTTCCTCCGTGAGGTAAAGGGTCGTCGTGGCGTCACAGACTTCCTCGTGGTCTGCGATGAAACCAATAACACAGGTGAGGTCATTGATACCAATCGCTTTGTTGCCGACATCTATATTAAACCTGCCCGCTCTATTAACTTCATTACTCTTAACTTCATTGCAACCCGCACTGGTGTTGAATTCTCCGAAATTGTCGGACAGTAATATAAATAAGGAATAACTATTATGGCACTCAACGTAGACGATTTTAAATCAAAGCTAGTCGGAGGTGGTGCACGCGCCAACCTCTTTAAGGTAATCTGTAACTTCCCTGCCGTCGCAGGTGGAAATACGGAATTGGCATCATTCATGATCAAGGGAGCTACTCTTCCTGCATCTACTGTTGCACCAATTGAAGTTCCATTCCGTGGACGTAAACTCAAGGTCGCTGGAGACAGAACCTTCGAGGCATGGTCAATTACCGTGATCAATGATAATAACATGGCGATTCGTAACGCATTCGAGAAATGGATGAATTACATTAACCAGCACGCAGCAAATGCAGGTTCATCTAATCCCGCTTCATATCAAACCGATATGACCGTTCAGCAACTTGACCGTGAAGGTAATGTTGTAAAGTCCTACACCTTCCGTGGAACGTTCCCGACGAGCATCTCCGCAATCGAGCTCAATTACGAGACCAATGATGCAATTGAAGAGTTCACAGTTGAACTCAATTATCAGTATTGGGAATCCAAGGGAACCACTACATAATTCTGTTCTCATAAAGGTGAGGAGAATGGTCTCCTCACCTTTTTTTTCTTTATAAATAATTGATATGAAACTATTCGGTTTTGAAATATCGCGTTCGATCAATGGAGACAAAGAAGAAAAGAAAGTGGAGGACAAGTTGCTTTCTCCAATTCCTAGAGTTGAATCAGATGGTGCATCTGTTGTTAATTCTGGAGGATACTTTGGCCAATACCTCGACCTCTCAGGAGCAGCTGTTCATAATGATCTAGACCTGATTCAAAAATACCGTATGGCTGCAGAACAGCCCGAGTGTGATATGGCAATTGCACACATTGTCAATGAAGCAATTTACATGGGTGATAAAGGTTCTCCCGTTTCTCTTTCTCTGAATGATTTGGATATGTCGGATGAGATCAAGAAGAAGATCACCGATGAATTCAAGGTTGTGAACCGACTGCTTAATTTCTCCGAGGATGGAGCCGATATTTTTCGCCACTGGTATATTGATGGAAGACTTTTCTATCATATCGTGATTGATACAGAGAATCCTAAGAATGGCATTAAGGAGATTCGGCAAATTGATCCTCTTCGTGTTCGTAAGATTCGTGAGATTGAAAAGGTGATGGATCCATCAACTCGTGTCGAGTATGAAAAGACCGTTGCTGAATACTTTGTTTATACCGAGAGTATCACTACCGCTTCTATCTCCGCCACAATTGTAACAGGTGCAGGTGTTGAGGGTATCAAGATGGATCCAAATTCAATCATCTATATCCCCTCGGGTATGCTTGATTCAACTCGTTCACATGTGATCTCTTATCTTCATAAGGCCATCAAGCTTGTCAATGAAGTGAACATGATGGAGAATGCACTGGTGATTTACCGCCTTGCTCGTGCTCCCGAACGCCGTATTTTCTATATCGATGTGGGCAATCTTCCCAAGGGTAAAGCGGAAGAGTATGTTCAGAGTATTATGTCCAAGTATCGTAACAAGCTTGTCTATAATGCCACGACTGGTGAAATTGTTGACGACCGTAAACATATGTCGATACTCGAGGACTTCTGGCTTCCACGCCGTGAGGGCGGAAAGGGAACCGAGATTGATACACTACCCGGTGGTGAGAACCTAGGAGAAATTGATGACATTGTTTACTTCCAGCGTAAACTCTACAAGTCTCTCAATGTTCCTCTGACACGTTTGGATGCAGAGGCAGGATTCTCCATTGGGCGTTCAACTGAAATCTCTCGTGAAGAGGTGACATTCCAGAAGTTTATTGACCGTATTCGCCGTAAGTTCTCATATATCTTTATTGATGCACTTCGTATCCAGCTTCTTCTGAAAGGAATCATTACTGAAGATGATTGGTCAGATATTAAGGAAAACATTTCAATTGACTATTCAAGAGATAACTACTTCTCTGAACTAAAGAACTTCGAGATTCTGAAAGAGCGCCTTGATATGTTCTCCTCTGTTGAAGGTATGATTGGAAAATACTTCTCGGAAAGATGGGCACGTCAAACTATTCTTGGTCAGACCGATGAGGACATTACTCGTATTGCTGAAGAGATACAGAAAGAGGCCGAACCAGCAGAAGCTCC